TGTTGAAACATTTGATTACCCAAACGTCCCATAGTTCCTAATGAATCAAACCCAATCATTCTTCATTGCCTCAAATACTTTTTTGATACCTGTTCTTAGTGTAGTCTTTGGCTGCCACCAGTCAAGTATATAGGTGTCTGCCTTGTTCTTCTTATCCATTTGAACACTGTCTTTTGACTCTGATGGTACAATCTCTATGTGATCCATTCCATCTTCTCTAAAAATATCTTGTACGGCTTCTGCAACCTCTAATATTGAATCATATTTAAAAGATGTGATATGTAATGGATCATCTGATTTAAACTCATCATACTTCTTCATGATAATTTTCAACGCCTTACAACAATCCTCAGCATATAGAAACTGTCTTTGTTCTGATCCATCTGTCATCATATCAATGACACCAGTTTCAAAACCTTTGCGTATGAAATCAGTAATCACATGTGCCTTCTCCATATCTTTTTCAATACCATACACATTCCAGAAATGAACTATCAATCCACCTAAAGACTTAGTGTATAACTCACCAACTCTTTTCATCACACCATAAGGAGAATAACTCATATTACTCATTTGAGATGATGCAAAGACAAATGGTTTTTTATAGTCTGCTAGATGACCAAATACATTTGCCATCATTCGAGTGTTGTTATCTATAAACTTAAAAGTATGCTGATACTTCTTAAGATAGTGAGAACCACCTACATCAAATGCAAGAAAGAAAACAAAATCAGAATCCATAATCACATTTCTTAGAAATGCATTTGGAATGTGAGTCATATCTTCATAGTGACTATTGACAATATCAAACTCTCTTACTTGATATCCTTTCTTTGTCAAATACTTTGTAAGGTATGCTCCGATCTGACCACTGGAGCCTAATATAGCAACTTTCATTAAACTACAGAATAAATTTGCTTACTAACTTGCCATCTGACCCACTCATAAGTCTTCTTCATTCCTTCTTCAAGAGTCATTTCATAATCCCATCCTAGTTTTTCACGAATCAAATCATTGTTTGAATTACGACCACGAACACCAAGAGGGCCTTCTATGTGATCTTTAGTTATTTTCTTTCCAGCAATCTTTGCGGCAATATCTACCAGTTGATTTATTGTAACCATTTCTTCTGATCCGATATTGACTGGTTCAGTACAGTTTGAGTCCATAAGTTTTCTAGTGGCTTCAATACACTCATCGATGTACAAGAATGATCTTGTTTGTTCTCCGTCACCCCACACTTCAATGGAGTCTTCGTCACAGGCGTTTGCAACTTTTCTACAGATAGCAGCAGGTGCTTTCTCTCTTCCACCTTCCCATGTGCTTTCTGGCCCGTAGATGTTATGGTATCGAGCAATGCGTACAGGAATACTATAATTACGATGATAAGAAAGGTATAGACGTTCGGAGAAGAGTTTCTCCCATCCATATTCGGAGTCTGGGTTTGCTGGGTATGCTGATGATTCACGGCAGTCAGGATTATCAGGGTCTAATTGGTTATGTTCTGGATACATGCATGCAGAACTACTATAAAATATTTTTGTACGATTTATTTCTTCTTCGTTATTTAATTTTCTCTGTTCTTCTAATAAATTTAAATTAATACAAGCAGAGTTGTGCATGATAGCTGCATCATTATCACCAGTGAATATGAAACCAGCACCTCCCATATCAGCAGCGAACTGATATATCTCATCAAAAACAGGAGAATAAAAATTATCAATGCTAGCACCATAACGAATAACTCTACGCATATTATCTACGTCAGTTAAATCTCTACAAATAAATTCATTTGCTTCTGTTTTAGAAAACTCTGGATGTTTTAAATCGACACCTCTTACCCAGTATCCTTCATCTCGAAGTCTTTTGACCATGTGACTTCCAATGAATCCACCAGCTCCTAACACTAATGCTGTTTTCATTTTAGTTTTAAACGTAGTTTTATTTTAGACGGAAACTTCACTAGAGTCAAGTCTTCCATAATCATCATCCAATCTCACAATATCTTCTTCATAACAATCACCAGTTTGAGTTTCAATAAAAACCAAACCATTTGGGCCTGCGGTTGCACGATGTTTATACGTTGGTAATATTACCCAATGTGTCCTGACATAGGCAGGATATTCCTTTTCATTTACTTGTACAATACCATCGCCTTCCACGACAACCCAATGTTCTTCACGATGTTTATGATACTGCAAAGAGAACCGTTCGTATGGATTTACGACGATTCTCTTGACTTTATAATTTGGTTCATCTAGGAGAACTTCATAAGTTCCCCACGGTTTCTTCACTATCATTTTTTGCATAAGCAGTGACCTCTGGATCAGGGTCTAACCATTTTGTGTATTCAAAATCATCAATGGCATAATCAAGTTGAGTTGCACTATCCAAGAGATACATATCATTGTATCTTCGAGTATATTCATTAAATTTTTGAATGCGATAATCAGGATGGCCATTCTCTAAAAGTTTGTCCATCTCAATATATCTATAAGGGAATTTTTCAAGAATAACAGTCATAGTTTGTTCGGTTATACTACTATTCTAAAGGAGACAGAATGTAAAGTCAATGTGACAATCAACAAACTGTCTAAACTCTTTCAATAACGGTTAATCCGTTGTTGTTAGTTCTATGTATTTTAAATTGCCAAGTATTTGGATTTTCTATTAAGTAATGTATAATCGCAGGCAATAAACCATTACTACCAACACGACCCATGAACTCTTCACTTCGAGTCCCATAAGTCTGAGTATCATGAAAGGCAATATACTTCTTAACTTTTGGTGCATGTTTTGTCAATTCTGCAAAGAGTTGATCATAACAATGCCAAGTATCTATGAAAAGAAGATCTGTCTCATCTATCTCAGTTTCTAATACATTTGCTTCAATATATTTTGCATTCTTTCCTTCTTTCTGTGCGAGTTCAAATAGTTGAGATACATATCCATCTAGAAATAAATCATATGCACGAAGAGTTACATCTGATGCCAGAAATGCACGAGTGCTGACACCTGTGCGTGTTCCCATTTCTGTCACATGATCTACTTCATCTGCAAGAGATTTTAATACTTCGATATGTTCATTAATATCAGAAGGTGTATCACGAGCGATACGATATTCCTGATCGAATACGAGTGTGGTCATAATTACTTTCGATTAACCACATTATAACATTATTTGATTAGGTTGTCAATTTAACTCGGTTTTGTTGGCCAAGTAATATCCCACGGATTTGATTGAGTTGTTATATCTCTCAAAGCCTGCCGATAGGTTTTCCAATCATCACTTACAGCAACTCCTGTTTCAGATGCTCTTGCTGCAACCCAATCAGTTTTTGCCAACAAATCATCTCTTTGATTTCTTACACCTTGCCATTGTCGATTTAAAACATCGGCTTCTGTTGGTTTTCTTGCATTAAATTCTGCGATTTCTGCGTCAGTCATTGCGACTAGTACGCCATTTACCATTTTGTTCATTATACTACTGTTTGAAGTTTGTAAAGGTGAACTCTAGTTGGAGACTGGTAGTAATAAGAACTATTATTATAAAATCTTATTCCTTCCATTCTTGTTGTGGACATGTTATTATAGAACACTCCAGTTCCCGACGCCCAAGTAGTCGTATAACCATTGTCTGCACCACCATAATTTATTCGTATCCAAGGATAAACGTGTGTTGAAAATGTTGCATCAAACCAATATTCTTGAGGTGGTGTATAATTGTTATAAACATACCACTCACTACTTGATTGATTACCATAATCTGTATTCATAGTTTTTGTAGAGAATTCATAAGCACTATAACCACCAAAATCATAAAAAGTGCCCCCTAATTCTCTGAATTGACCTCTAGCTAAAAATTGAGCGCCGTTACTTTGCAATCGTAAAAAACCATTGACATGATAGAAACTATCAGGATCTAAACCTGTAAAGTCTATTGCAGTGACAGTTGTTATACCAGGCGCGATTGTTGTCACACCTACAAGTGTCATTCCAGCAGAGATACCTGTTAAGTTTGCACCACTAATTGCTGGTAAAGTACCTGTTAAATTTGCCGCTGGTAAGGAAGTAAGATTAGCTCCTGAACCAGAATAACTCGTTGCTGTAACCGTTCCTGATACATTAACATTCTGTAAGAACGTAGCGTTGGTATTTGTTCTGATATTGTCTGTCGATGCAACACCTGTTAATGCAGAGCCATCTCCAACAAAAGAGGTTGCAGTAACGGTTCCAACGCCAACAATACTATTATTTGACAAATTTAAGTTATCACCAGATGGTAGTTCTTGGATCTGACTATGACCTGTATTTGCTATTAACGGAAATCTATCTGCCATATTTTTTTGTGCTTAAATCTGTATATTTATTTATGAATTAATATCAACTAGGTTTTGTAGGCCAAGTGATATTAGTTGGATCGGATTGAGTTGTTATATCTCTCAAAGCCTGCCGATAGGTTTTCCAATCATCTGACAATGTGAGATCACTACTTGCTCTCCAATCAGTCTCCCTGAGTAAACCATCTCTATGATTCCTTACTCCTTCCCATCTTTGAGCAAGTATTTGAGCTTCTGTTGGTGCAGCTGCATTAAATTCTGCGATTTCTGCGGCGGTCATAGGGATTGTTACGCCGTTCACTATTTTATCCATTAGCTTTCGTTATATTTGTAAAGTAAAAATGTGCTGCCTGCATTAAAGGTATAATTATTTTCATCACGAACACGCATGCCAGATATTCTATAACTCGAATATGGAGTATAACTTGAACTAAAATTACCCCACATATTACTGACACTTTGATAATTTTGAAAATAGTGTCCTGTGCCTCTTACCCAGCATGGAGTGCCTGTATGAAATTCAAATTCAAATTCGGAATTGTTACCATAACTAGTGCTATAATATCCTCCATCATGAATTTTCCAATCACCACTACTATTAGAGTAACCACTCCAATAGTAGGTATAACTATACTGACAAGCGCTACTGGTGGGGGTTGAACCACCATTTATGTATGGTCTAAACGAATTATAATAATTGCTGCTCTTTACTATGACCTTCCCTACAATTTTGTAAATAGAATCATAGTCTAGATTTGTAAAGTCTACATAAGCGACAGTAGAAGAAGAACCCACCACTGCTTTATGAACTAACGTCATTCCGCCAGCAGAGATGCCTGTTAAAGCAGAACCATCTAACGCTGGTAAAGTGCCTGGCGTGCTTATAGCACCAGCTGTGAGGTTTGTGAGATTAGCTCCTGAACCTTTAAATTGTGTTGCAGTAACAACACCAGCAACATTTACTGAGTCAGCGTTTATATTGTCAGTAGCCGCAATACCAGTTAGTGTCGAACCATCACCAAAAAAAGAGGTTGCGGTGACACTGCCAACACCAACAATACTGTTGGATGACAAATTTAAGTTATCACCAGCTGGTATTTCTTGAATCTGACCAGCACTCTCATTTGCCACCAAAGGAAATCTATCTGCCATATTTTTTTATACCTAAATTTGTAACTTTAAAATTGTTCCTAGTATTTATTTATCATCCTTTTTAAATAGCGAAATAAAGAAATCAGCATCCACAACCACTAAAGGTTTCTTTTGATTTTTCTTCATCACCACAAGAGGTTCATAATCATTACAATTTGACTTTGCTTGTTCATATGCTTCCCATACATTTAATTTTTCTACATTCTTACACTCAACACTGAAGGGAAACTTTTGTCTTGCGGCACGAGCCATAATTAAGTCTTCTCCACCAGCACCCATACTGCGTGATTCAATATCTTCTGGATGCACTTCAAGTTGTTCAATAATCTGATCACGAACCCACTGTTGAAGTTTTCTACCTTTTGCTTTCGCTGATTGCGTCTTCATTTTAATTGATTCCAAGTATCATGAAAGTCAGTCACCTTATGAACTATACCCCAGTTCTTTTCTGTGATGGCCTGACCGAGAGGATAATCATTCTCCCCCTCTTCTAATTTATCTCCGTAAAAATGGAGTGTATCTTGAGGTTCAAAGTCACGAAGTATCTGACTCTTATCACCATCTGATATATCAAGACCAGTCTGTCCTCC